TTCTTCTCCAGCCGGTCGGGGTAGAGATGCAGGCCCCATCCTTCGCCGAGAAGAAGAAGCTGATAGGTCGTTCCTTCTTACGTCCGAACATCGTTGTTCCTTTCTCACCATTGAGCGGGCTAGATGATTTTACGCTGCACCTTGCGGCAGCACAGCGCTCCTTTGGTCTTGGTGTGACACGCCGTGCGCACCACCGTCTGGACAGGCGTTCGATCGTATTGCATCCTTGGTGTCAGCGGGACACTTGCGCCCAGCCGCTTCAACCAAGGGAGGTTGTCATGGTGGCGTGGCAGAGCAGTGACCGCTCTTCACGTCTTCCCGATGACTGGCAGCTGCGTCGCGCCTTCGTCGCTCAGCGCGCAGGCGGTCAGTGCGAAGGTGTCATGGGCGATGGAACAAGGTGCGTCGAGCCTGGCAGAGAGTGCGACCACATTGAGCGCGGAGACGATCACGACGTCTCCAACTTGCAGTGGCTGTGCTCATGGCATCACAAGCGCAAGACGCAGCAGGAGTCGCGTGCCGACCTCGCGGCGCTGCGCGCGGCCCGAGCGCCACGCCGGCCACCGCATCCCGGGCTCATCCCGACCACCGACGGGGGTGGGGACCCCGTACCCCGCCCGGCCCCAGCACCGTGAGATGCTGTCGTTTTTTCTGTGTACGGGTCTGGGGATTCTGAGAACGCGACTTTCTGCCGTGATTGCAACGAAATATGGCACCCTTGCCGCCTGGCTGGGATGCCTTTGAGGCTGCGTGTGAGGCTGTTCAGAGGGGCAGCAGCGCCCCGGGGCGGAAAACTCGCCCGGTGACCGTCACGTAGCGGTCCTGGGAGTAGAACTCCACCGCCTGGCCCTTCCAGGTGCGTCGGAAACCGCGGCGCTCCGGGGCGGTGCCCCACACGTGCAGCCCGTCTCCCGACGGCGAGACCTCGACGTAGGAGCCGGCGTAGAACTCGAGCAGCTCGACCACTGCCTCGCTCGGTCGCCCATGGGCGTCCAGGCAGTGGTCCAGGTCGATGCACCCGATGCCTCCGCCGAGCACGAAGCCGATTCGGCTGTCGCGCTTGCTCGCGGCCTGCCAGGTGTCCCAGGTCGATGGGTCGGTCACTGACGCCCACCGGCCGGTGGACGGGCAGATGGGGCGCTTGTGCTCGTCGTGGTTGACCCATCTCGGCATCGTCAGCATCTCGGCGGGCACGGGGCAGGCCTTGGCGGCGCGACGGCGTCGCTCGCGGTGCGCGGCGACGCGGCAGCGTGTCGAGCAGAAGCGGGTATCGGCCCGCTTCGAGCCGCTGATCTGGCGGTCACACCCCGGCCTGCCGCATGTCCTCATAGACTCAAGTGTAACGGCTAATTCGTTGAAATAACAGGGATTTGGGGGTGTGGAGAGGTGGCAGGCAGGGGGCCGCAGCCCAAGGATCCGTCCAAGCGGGCGCGCCGTAACAAAGATCCGGAGCCGCTGAAGGTCCTACCCGCTGTGCCGGTCACCCAGCCGAGGTTGCCGACCATCTACGTCGACGTCACCGACGACGACGGGACGGTCCACAAGAAGCGCTTCCACTGGCCGGCCATCACCGAGCGCTGGTGGCGCATGTGGGCCGAGTCGCCGCTGTCGACTGACTACACCGACGTCGACTGGGCGTTCCTGATGGATACGGCTCTGCTCCACGCCCGCTACTGGAAGGGGGACGTCAAGCTGGGCCCCGAGCTGCGCCTGCGCGTCGCCAAGTTCGGCGCCACCCCTGAGGACCGCGCCCGCCTGCGCATCACCTTCGCTGTCGCCGATAGCGCCGAGGCAGGAGGCGCTGTTGAGGTCGCAGAGCCCGCCGCCGCGTCGGGATCGCGCTCGCGGGCTCGTTCGAAGGTGCTGCGCGTCGTCGACTGATGGAGGGGGTGCGGCCGGTGCCGTGGTCCCCGCTGGATGAGGATGATGAGTTCCCGACCCTGGGGTACGACGTCGCCGACTGGATGACTGACTTCCTCCTGCAGCCCGACTGCGAGGAACTGCTGCCCTTCGTCCCGACGCAGGAGGAGCTGGACTTCCTGGTGCGGCTATACGAGCTCGACCCGCTTACGGGCAGGCGTGTGAAGTCCCGCGCGGTCATCTCTCGTCCTCGCGGATGGGGGAAGAGCCCGTTCCTGGCCGCGATCTGCTGTGTTGAGGCCATGGGGCCCGTGCTGTGCGATGGGTGGGATGCCGCCGGCCAGCCGGTGGGCGTGCCGTGGGCGACCAGGCGGACTCCGCTGGTGCAGGTCACGGCCACCACCGATGACCAGACCGCGAACACCTGGGCGCCGCTGCTGGAGATGCTTCGGGGCTCACCGGCCCAGGATGAGTACGACGTCGATCCGCTGGATTCCTTCGTCACGATGCGTCGCGGCAGGATCGAGAAGCGGACGTCCTCGGCGACCTCGGTCAAGGGCGCCCGCGCCGTCATGGCGGTCCTGGACCAGACCGAGACCTGGGTGCCCGGCAACGGTGGCCCCAAGCTCGCCAAGACGCTGCGCAACAACGCCACCAAGCTCGGCGGGGTCACGATCGAGACCCCCAACGCCTACACGATCGGCGAGAACTCGGTGGCCGACGGCTCGCTACGCCGAGCAGATCAAGGCGGGCAAGGTCAAGGAGGCCGCTGCCAGGCGCCTCCTGTACGACTTCCGGGCCGCGCCGCTGGACACCGACATCTCCGACCGCGACAGCCTTATCGAGGGCCTGCGCATCGCCTACGGCGACGCCTCAGCCGATCCCCGCGGGTGTGCCATCCACGAGCCTGCCTGCTCACCGGGCTGGGTCGACATCGAGCGCACCGCCGACGACTTCTGGGAGACGGACAACGACCCCGCCGAGATGTGCGCCGACTTCCTCAACCAGGTCGGCGCCGCCTCCGACGCCTGGCTGACCATGCCCGAGCTGCGCGCCATCGAGGACCACAGCAAGACCGTCACCACCAACGAGCCCATCACCCTCGGCTTCGACGGCTCCGAGGGACGCAAGATCGGCATCGCCGACTCCACGGTCCTCATCGGCTACTCGGTCACCCAGCAGCACCTGTTCAAGATCGGCATCTGGTCCCAGCCCGACGGCCCCAAGGGCGAGGGCTGGCAGCCACCGCGTCTCGAGATCGAGCAGACCGTCCGGGAGACCTTCGAGCGCTACAACGTCGTCGGCTTCTACGCGGATCCGTCGGCGGGGTGGGCGCAGGACGTGAAGACCTGGGAAGCCAAGTACTCCCGGCGTCTGCGCGCCAAGATCAGCGCATCCGAGCCGATCCGCTACCCGCAGCGCAACGTGAGCCAGACGTGCGAGAACTTCGCTCAGCTCCTGTCCGCGATCCACCAGGGACTGGTCACCTACGACGGCGACCCGACGATGACCGCGCATCTACTCAACGCCCGCAAGTCACCGCGCCAGGCCGGATACGTGCTCGTCAAGCCCGCCGACGATCAGGACTACTCCAAGATCGACGCGGCCTGGGGCGCGATGTTCGCGTATAAGGCCGGCCTCGACGCGGTCGGTAAGGGCGCGGCCAGGCCGACGGCGCGCCGCGCGCCGCGCCGACTCTACTAACAGACGCACTGGGGAAGGAGGCCCCACCTCATGACCAAGACCCCCGAGGAGTGGCTCTCCTACCTCACAACAAGGATGGACAAGGAACGCCCACGGACAGACCTGCTGCGCTCCTACACCAACGGGTCCTCTCCCCTGCCGGAGATGGGGCCAAACCTCGCCAAGGCGTGGCTGAAGTTCCAGAGGCGTGCGCGCACCAACCCCGGAAAGCTCGTTGTGTCCGCGCTCGCGGACCGTCTCATCCCCAACGGGGTAACAGTCGGCGCGAGCGACAAGACGCCGGCGGCGGCGGCCGCCGCGCGCATCTGGCGGGACAACCGCCTCAAGGTCGTCTTCGCCGACGCGATCTGGGACGCCACGACCCTGGGTCGCGGCTATCTCCTGGTCACCCAGGACGAGGACGGACGGGCGTGCGTCACGTACGAGCGCCCCGAGCACATGTATGTGGAGCCGGATCCGGTGCGGCCGTGGCGCGCGCTCGCGGCTGTGAAGGTCTGGCGCGATCCAGTGGCTGGCGTGGATCACCTCGTGATGTGGGTGCCGGGCCTGCGCCTGGCCTACACCCGGTCGGCGTATGACAAGTCGCGGCAGCTGATCTCTCGCATCGCGGGGGACTGGCGTCTCGACCTCGGTGGTGTCCAGTCCTTCGAGGGCGCACCGCCTGTCATCGTTCTGGAGAACCGCTTCGGCGAGGGCGAGTTCGAGCACGTTCTCGACCTGATCGACCGAATTAACTGGCAGACGCTCCAGCGGCTCGTCATTATCAGCATGCAGGCGTTCCGCCAGCGCGCACTCAAGACCGCCGAGGGGTCGGCGGGCCTGCCTGCTGAGGACGAGTCGGGGAATGCGATCGACTACCAGTCGATCTTCGAGCCCTCGCCCGCAGCTCTGTGGGAGCTGCCCCCAGGTGTCGAGATCTGGGAGTCTTCCCAGACCCAGATAACAGAGATCCTCAACGCCACGAAGGACGACTGGCGCGAGCTCGCGGTCGAGACCGCAACCCCGCTGTCGATCATGCTGCCCGACTCAGCAAACCAATCAGCCTCGGGCGCTGAGCAGCCCCAGAAGGCGCTCCTGTCCAAGGCTGAGGACAGGATCGAGAGATTCAAGCCGGCACTGGCCTACCTCATGGTGCGCGCGCTCGCGGTCGAGGGCATCGACCTTGACGAGACAGAAACCGTCGAGGTGCTGTTCGTACCACCTCACGCAGTGTCTCTCACGGAGAAATACGCCGCCGCAGTGCAGGCACGCAACGCGGGCGAAGCCCTCGAGACCGTCCAGCGGAACATCCTCGGGTACAGCCCCGAGCAGATCGCACAGGACAAGCAACGTCGGGCTGAGGAGCAGATCGCGCTGGCGTTCGCGCTGCAAGACAAGCCCCAGCCGCAGTCGCCAGGTGAGGCCACGCCCCCGAGTGAGGGGGACCCGGCAGACCTGAAGCTGCGGTTTGACGCACTCGGAACCGCGATCCGCGCCGGTGTCGCCCCCGAGTCGGCCTCGCAGGTCGTCGGCCTCGACGGAATCCGATTCACGGGCGCCGTGCCCGTCGCGCTCCGGCTCCCTGAAACACAGTCCGTCGACCTCGAGGAGAAGTAGCCCATGTCGGACCTGAACGCGCTCAACCGCCTCGCCGAGGCGTACGACGCTCAGGTCCACGCAATCCGCACCCAGATCACCGCATTCGGCGAAGCCTACTGGGACTCGCTGCCGCACTACAGGGCCAGTGCCGTGGAGGACATGATCGAGGCGATCACCCCCAGGGTGATCGCGGGGCAGCTGCGCGTCGCTGACCTGACCCGCGCCTACCTCGCCCGCTGCGCGGTCGAGCTCGGCTGGAAGGTCGTCCTCCCGCCCATCGACCAGGACGAGATCATCGGCGCGCGCGGCGTCGACCCACGCACCGTCTACCGTCGCCCAGCGGTCGACGTCTACACCGCGCTCGCGGCGGGGAAGCCTCTGCCGCAGGCTGCGGCTGAGGGGCGGCTGCGACTCACGCAGTTAATCGGTGGGGACATGCAGCTCGCGAAGGTGCATGCCTCCCGCCAGTCAATGAGGGCGTATCCGTCGGCGGGCCAGTACTATCGGCGGGTGCTCACGGGGCGCGAGAACTGCGCCCTGTGCGTCGTCGCATCAACTCAGAGGTATTACCGGGGCGATCTGATGCCGATCCACCCCGGGTGCGACTGCGGGGTCCAGCCGCTGCCTCCGGGCCTGGCGGTGAGTCAAGTGATTGACGAGGATCTGCTCGAGCAGGTCCACCAGATCACGGCAGACCGCCTCGGGGTATCGGATCGGGGTGGCCGCACGCCGGACTACCGGAAGCTGCTGACGGTCCGTACTCATGGGGAGTATGGGCCGACGCTGTCGTGGGCGGCCCCCAAGGCCAAGCCCACGCCCAAGGCGGGTGGGGCCGAGCCACCCAAGCCACCCAAGCCCCCGAAGAAGACCGCGTCCCAGCCGCCGGACGACTCCGATCGCATGAAGCGCCTGATGCGTGTCTCCGCCGAAAAGTGGCACAAGACACTCCAATATGATGGTGGGGACGTGGCGGGAGTTCCCGGAGAGTTCCGGTATCCGGCTCATGGCGACGGCCGAGTGTTCATCCCGACTGTTTCGGCCAGGAAACCACCCAGTGAGCATGAGGTGCTCACGGCGCTGCGCCTGGCGGAAACAGGAACGGACGTGCTGTTCCGCGTCGACAGTCACGATGCGGGCGCGAAGAACCCAGACGCGGAAATGAATCAGCAGATCTGGGAGTTCAAAGCACCCACGGGGCAAGGAAAGAACACCATCGACTCGCAGATGAAGCGAGCGGGGAAGCAGGCTGAACGCCTGGTCCTCGATCTACGCCGTAGCAAACTCGACGACAGGGAATCGATCGAGTATATCCGGCGAAATATGCAGGGTCGTCATCTTACCCAAGTGATCGTCATAGATCATGCAGGAAATATAGTCCGCATTCCATGAGTGTGGTATCCTGACGGTGAGGACATTAGGCAGCCCCATCGGGCAGCCGGAATGTCCTCACTTCATATAGCTCAAATTCACCGACCGTGGGCGCAATGCCCGGGTCGGTTTTTTGATACCCCAACCAAGTAGCCCCCAGCCGGAATGGCGTGGGGGCTTTCGTGTACCCGGAATGGGAGGTCACCATGAAGAACCACCTGAACATACGTCCATTCCTGCGCTTTGTCGCCACGTCCGCAGACGCAGGAGGAGAGGTCTCCGACGCGCAGGACGCCCCTGTGGCTGACGGCGCTGCCGAAAAGGCGCAGGAGACTGATTGGGAGGCTGAGGCGCGGAAGTGGAAGGAACTGTCCCGCAAGAATGAGTCTCGAATGAAAGAGAACGCCGAAAAGGCAAGGCTCTATGACGAGGCTCAGGAGCAGGGCAAGTCCGAGCTGCAGAAGGCGCTCGATAAGGCTGCGCAGGCCGAGGCCCGTGCCCAGGCACTCGAAGTCCAGGCGACGCGAGCGCAGGTCGCCGCGGCGAAGGGCGTCGACGTGGATCTGCTGTCCGGCTCGACGTTGGAGGAGCTGGAAGCGTCTGCGGACCGTCTGCTGGCGTGGCGAGGAGCGCAGATCCCGAAGGGCGCCCCGGCGTCCGACGCGGGTCACCGAGGTGAAGAGATCAGGTCGAGCAAACAGCTCACACGCGAGGACCTCAAGACTATGAGTGCCGAGCAGATCAACAAGGCCCGCCGAGCGGGCCAGCTCAACGACGTGATGGGTCTCGCCTGACAGCGAGCCCGAGAAAGGAGCCACAACAATGGCTAACACGAACTTTATCCCCGAAATCTGGTCGGCCTCCATCCTGGAGAACTTCCACAACCAGGCTGTCCTAACCGGCCTAACGAACCGCGAGTACGAGGGCGAACTGTCCTCGGGGTCCAAGGTTCACATCCCTGGGATTGTGGACGTGAAGATCAAGGACTACAAGACGGGCGCCGTCGAGAGCACCGGTGGCGGTGGGAAGATCCCGCGCACAACCGTGCCGGACGCCGTCGAATCCACGGGAATCGAGCTGACCATCGACCAGGAGAAGTCTTTCGACTTCCTGGTCGATGACATCGACCGCGCCCAGTCGGGCCGGTCCTTCGACGAGTACACCAAGTCTGCCGCTCTTGGCCTCGTCGAGGACGCGGAGACGTTCCTCACAACTTTGCTGTCCACGCAGGGCACGGCGGTGACGGGACTGGCCAATCCGACTAACTGGGTGACTGCCTACGACATCGTCCGCGCACTGCGAAAGAAGCTGACAGCACAAAAGATGCCGCACGCCGATCGTGCGCTGCTCGTGAACGCCGAGTTCGAAAGCTGCCTGCTCGCCGACGGCTCGAAGATCACTGCCTTCGATAAGTCGAATACGACTGAGGGCCTGCGTGAGGCGATCATTGGTCGCCTACTGGGTTTTGACGTGGTGGTGTCGGCTTGGATGGACGAATCCAAGCCGATGGCCGTTGCATTCCACAAGCCGTCTGTGGTCTACGTCTCTCAGATTACAGAGACTGAGAGCATGCGCTCCGAGAACTCGTTCGCGGACCGTGTACGAGGACTCCATGTGTACGGCGGCAAGGTTGTGCGCCCGACCGCCGTCCAGGTCTTTAAGGGGGTCTGATGCTCGTCCGTGGAACCAACGGCCTTGAGATCGAGGTCGAGGAGCAGGTCGCAACCGCGATGATCTCCGCCGGCATCGTCGAGGCTGTCGCCGGCATCGAGCCTGTCGCGGACGTTGAGGATCCGGAGCCCGCTCCGGCCAAGACCAAGAAGTAGGAAGATGGACATGAGTGGGCCTCTCGTCGACCTCGAGGACATCGAGGCGGCCCTCGGGCGTACGCTCAGCGACGAGGAGAAGCCTCGCGCTCTCTTCGTCGCGGACAAGCTCTCCGCAGCATTCAGGCAGCGTGCGCGCCAGTCCTTCGCGGTTGAAACGTACACGCACCGCCTGAAGGTCGATCGCGGTGGTCGCGTGTTCCCCACGCGGGCGCCGCTCGTGAAGGTTCGTGCCGTCGTCGGCGACGACGGTCAGCCGATCCCGTACGAGCAGCGTCACGGGTTCATCTCCGTGGCCGCGACGGCCAGCGAGTTCGTCGTCGTCACCTACGACGCCGGACTCTCCGAGGTCCCCGCGGCTGTGCGCCTCCAGCTCGCGGACAGCGCGCGCCGTATCCTCCTCATCCCTGACGCCGCCGCCCAGGGCGCCACCCAGTCCACGGATACGACGGGGCCGTTCACGCAGTCCCGCCAGTACGCAACCTGGGCGGTGGGCGGCCAGGCGCTGCTCTCCCCCGACGATCAGGCGCTCGCGGACGCCTACCGTCCCCGCCGCGCCGGGCACGTGTGGGTGATGGGGGGCGCATGACGTGATGGAGGAATGGAAAATCCCCGTCCAGGTCGAGGGGCGCGTCCGCCGCGACGGGGACGGCTACCTCGTCGAGGAAACCGCGGCGCGCCTCATCGTCGGGTGCCTGATCGCACCCGGCGAGTTCACGGTGCCGGGGCTGCTGTCGTCTCCGACTTCGGAGCAGGCCGACGAGCAAGCGACCTTGTACATGCCGCGCGGGAGCGTCGTCGCTGTGGGGGAGACGATAATCGTCCCTTCCGGTCATCCGCTGGCCGGAAGGTGGCAGGTCGAGTCTCCCCCCTCGCCGTGGCCACGCGGCGTCGCAGTCACGATCAATCGGAGGTAATCGATCGGATGAGCAATCGTCTGGTCCGCGATAGCGCCGGTATCGAAGCGTTCCTGCGTAGCGGAGCGCTCGCGCCCGCACTGCGCAGGGAAGCTGAACAGCTGCGCGCCGCTGCGGCGGCCGCAGCTCCACGGGGCACGGCGGGGGTGCTCGCAGACTCCTACAAGGCCGAAACGACGCAAGCGCCGCTCAGGCCAGGAGGTTCGGTCCGAGATGTTGGCCGCGTCTACAACGACGCGCCACACGCCCTCGCCGTGGAGTTCGGGCACCGAACCAGGGACGGGACTCCCGTCCCCGGCGCACACACGCTGCGCACCCTGATCGGCGCACGCAAACAGAAAAGCAGGTGACAACAATGCCCTACACGGACGTTGTACAGGTGATACGCGACGCAATAACAGCAGCCACCAACACGCCAACAGCGCGGGTCCTCCAACCCGGATTCACCGAGGGGCCACTCCCCCTCGCGCACGTCGCCCTGGTCCAATCCCAGGACCTCGACTACGAACGCACCGACACGCTCTCAATCGACGTCTACGCCACCACACCCACCTCACCCAACGACGTCGGCGCGGCCGCGCTCGCGGACAAGCTTCGCGCCGCGCTCGCGGTGCGACCTGTCGTGGGCAGTGCGGGCTGGATCGATGACGTGAGCGTTGACTCCATCCTGGGCGTCCGTCCGTACTACGAGGCGGTAGAGGTCGTCAGCATGACGGTCTCCGCGACGCACAGACCCATCTTCGACTAACCAACTTCAAAAGAAGGGAGGCTGCGATGACGACCATCGAAGCCCTGAAGAAAAAGCACAACAAGACAGGCAACGTACGTAAGGGGCTGAACGCGTTCGCGTTCCTGGCCCCGATGACGGCGCAGGTCCCCACCGCGATCACCGACGCGGGCGGAGCACTCAAGGAGATTCCGTCAGAGTTCATCCCGCTGGGACTCGTCACGACCGACGGAATGAACCACAGCGCAGACGCAAACAGTGAGACGGTCGAAGCCCTGGGGTACGCCGAGGCGGTGCGTACCGATCTGACGAAGGCCCCGAAGACCGTGAAGTTCACGGTGCTTGAGCCGTTCCGCAAGGGAACGCAGGCCCTTGTCTACGGCATCGACCTCTCGCAGGTCAAGGCCGACAAGACCACCGGAGAGATCACGTTCGACGAGGCGGCGATCCCGGCCCTCGCCGAATACCGTCTGCTCACCGTGATGGCGGACGGACCGGCCGATGACGAATGGATCGTGGGCCGCTGTTATCCGCGCGTGAAGCTGAACACGATTCCCGAGGAGAAGTGGGCGGCGTCTGACGCTGTCAAGTTCGACCTGGAGTTCTCGGCGTTCATGGATGAGACGGCAGGTACTTCCTGCCGTCACTACATTGGCGGGTCCGGCGCGATCAAGCATCGAGACGCGATCGGTTTTGAGCAGGCGAACTGACCTGCTCTGCAGCTCGGGCGGGGCCGGGGTTGATCTCCCTCCGGCCTCGCCCGTCCTCGCTCCTGGAGATCCTTACGACGAGAGGAAAGACTCGTGAAGTTCACAAAGACCATCAAGACGGACGAAGGTCGTGAGGTCGATCTTGTACGCGAGACCGACGCCGCCGCCGATATCGTCGCGCTGCGTGCCCAGGGATGGGTCGAGGAAAAGACCGAGCGCCCGACACTTCCAGCCCCGCCGACCTTCGACAAGTAACAGACGCAACAAAAGGAGATCACAATGTCTGACCAATTCAAGCCGACGTTTACATTCGCCGCGCTGGAGCGCCTCGACAAGGAGGCAGCCCCGGCGCCGTTCACCTTCGGGATCGCCGGGAAAATCGTTACCTTCCCAGATCCCCTGGGCATCTCGCCTGAGGAAGCCGAGGAGTTCGCCCAAGCGATGGAGGGCGCGTCCTCGCCGACGGCCGTCCTCAAGAAATGGCTGGACGACAAGGACGCGGACCTGCTGCTGAGCAAGCTCAGCATGCGTCAGCTGGCCCTCCTCATCCGCAAAGCAAGCATGCATTATCAGAGCGCCCTGGGGCTGCCGGGGGAAGGCGACGCCTCTACGACCGATTGAATCGGTACGAGAGGCAGATCGTCTCAGATCTCGCGGAGCAGGGCTGGGATGTCCCGGCCCTGTTCCGCGCCCGCCGCTGGAGATTCCTTCTCGCCCTTATTGACGGTCTGGTGCCAACGAGTCGAACGGTCGTAGCGATGCTCAACGACCCGGACCGCTTCGAAGAAACTGCGCGGCAGATCGTCGACAGCGAAGACAGGTGCGATGACACCGAGGCGCGCATGCGGGAGCAGACCCCCGTCGTGCGCCTCCTGCAGGACATCTTCGACCTGGTCTCCGCCGCGATCGGAGGAAAGGAACCTTATCCGCGTCCAGTCTCGGCGGTTGAACTCGCACTCGAGGACGTGCGCGCAGAGCGCCTCCGCAATTTCCGAGACGAGACACTCGCTGCTCTCCTCCCGGGCTGGACCAACGACTAACCGCACGAGGAAAGGAGCCTGGCATGGCTGGCGTCTACAAAGCGGGGACACTGTACGTCGACGTAGTCCCCTCCATGAAGGGCTTCTTCAAGACCGTTGAGGCTGATGCCCGCGCGCGCATGCCCAGCGCCGGGCAATCGGCCGGACGAGACTTCTCTAACGGCCTGCGCGCTGGCATTGGATCCAGCGGACAGCAGGCAGCTAAGAGCCTCACCCAGCCGATGACCGCCGCCACGCTGGACATCCGCAACAGCGTCGCCTCCATGACCTCGGGCGTGAACTCGGGGGCCTCGCTCATGAAGCAAGCCGCCTCCAGCGCAGGCGGAAGCCTATCCTCAATGGGCGCTGACGCCGGCCGCGCTCGCGGGCCTGTGGATTCGGCGGCGAGGTCGTTGGAGGGGGCGGCGCGTGCGGCGCATGAGGCGGATGCGGGGGCGCGTAGCGCTGGAGGTGGGTTCTCGTCGATGGCGGGCCTGGCTCAGCGGGCGATTGGGCCGCTCGCTGCGTTGGCTGCGGCCGTCGGTATCGGAGGGTTTTTGGGGGAGGCAATCGCTGCCTCCGACGCGACCCAGAAGTTTGCCGATACCCTGCAGTTCGCGGGGATTGACCCGAGTCGAATTAAGGAGCTGGGCGCCGCAGCGCAGAAGTACGCCGACGAGACGGTGTACGATCTGTCGGATATTCAGGGCATTACGGCGCAGCTTGCGGCGAACGGCGTGGACGGCTTCGATCGCCTCGCCGAAGCCGCCGGAAACCTCAACGCGGTCTCCGGTGGCACGAAAGACACCTACAAGAACCTCGGCCTGGCGATCGTCCAGGTCAACGGCGCTGGACGGCTCCAGACCCAGGACTGGAACCAAATTGCCAGTGCCATTCCGGGCGCGTCTGGGAAGATCCAGAAGGCGCTCGCGGACATGGGCGCGTACACGGGGAATTTCCGTGACGCCATGGCGAAGGGGCAGATCAGCGCGGCGGCGTTCAACAAGGCTCTCCTCTCGCTGGGTTTCGACGAGGTAGCCGTCAAAGCTGCCCGTGATGCCAGCAGAATAGAGAACGCCGCGGGGAACCTGCAGGCCACGATCATTGGCGGAATCAAAGAGCTCGTGGACTACATGAAGCCCACGATCACGGACCTGTTGAGCTGGCTGTCAGACAGCCTGTCTGGAACGTTCGAGTGGATCCGTGAGCACGAGGACCTGCTCGTCGCGGTGGGAGAGGGAGCGACAGTCGCGATCGCGGCCTACGCTGGGTTCTCGATCCTGACGAGCGTCGCTGGATGGTTCAGGGCGGCGTCGGAAGCTGGGGGCATCCTGAACGCAGTGCTTGCGGCCAACCCTATCGGCCTGGTGGTCACGGCCATTGGCGCCCTGGTCGCTGGGCTGATCTACCTGTACAACACCAATGAGGACGTGGCGAACGCGCTCAACGCCATGGGTGCGGGAATCGCCGACTTTTGGACCGCGAACGTCACGCCGGCCATCGAGGCGTTCACGGCCTATATGACGGACACCCTTATCCCATCGGTGCAGTCCGCATGGGGGGTCCTCACAGAGGGCAGTTACGACGGAAACTTCTTTGGCTTGTCCGAGGACTCCACGGCTGTTGCCGTCTTGTACAGGGTGCGTGATGGTCTCCTCACGGTGGGGGAGATCGCGTACAACCTGTGGTCGGACAAGATTAAGCCGGGGCTTGGGGCGGCGTGGGACTGGATCTCAGGCACGCTATGGCCGGGCGTCCAGTCCTTCTGGTCAACAGTTCTCGAGCCGGTGATCCGAGGCGTGGGTGAGGGACTGCAGCTCGCGTGGTCGGCGGTGATCCGCCCGGTCCTGATGGGTCTGTGGACCACGGTCTCACGTGTCCTCATACCGGTGTTGAAAACCTTGTGGGAGAACGTCATACAGCCGCTATGGGGCGGGTTCGCGTCCATTGTTCAGGCTGCGTGGAGCATCGTATATCCGGTGGTCCAACAGCTTGCCGACTTCTTCGCGGACACGCTGATGCCCACCCTGTGGGCGTTTTGGACGGATACAGTCCAGCCTGTCTGGTCGGCCGTTTCATCGTTCATGCTCGCGGTGTGGGACAGCATCCTGTATCCGCTGTTTGACCTGATCGTCGCGGTGATTTCGGGGACGCTGGGGACAGCGTTCCGGGGACTGTGGACGCTCGTCGTGACGGTGTGGACGGGGGTCTCGGCTGTGGTTCAGGCGGCCTGGTCGTTCCTCCAGCCGATCTTCTCGGCGATCTGGGCTGTCGTGTCGACGACGCTCGGCCCGGTCTTCCAGTGGTTATACGACTCGGTCATCGCCCCCGTCTGGTCGAGCATATCCTCGGCTGTCCAGGTCGCCGCAGCGGTTCTGATGGACGTTGTGTTTCCAGCGTTGAAGAACGCGATCGCCGGCATGAAGGACTCGTTCGAGGGGTTCCGTTCCTCGGTGGAGTCGGCGTTCGAGCGGATCAAGGCAGCGGCCGCCAAGCCGGTGAACTTCGTCATTACGACGGTGTACCGGGACGGCATCAAGTGGGCTTTCGATACGATCGCAAGCAAGGTTGGGCTCTCGCTGCGCCTGCCAGACGTGAAGCCGATTTCCGGGTACGCGACCGGCGGCGTTTTCTCGACGATGACCCCGGGCTACACGCCAGGAAGGGACGTGTACCACTTCTACAGTCCGGACGGTGGCGGGGCACTACGACTGTCGGGCGGCGAGGGAATCATCCGCCCCGACGCGCTGCGAGCTCTAGGTGGGAAGCCGTGGCTCGACAGGGTCAACGCATCGCGCGGCTCCGGCCTCGCGACCGTCGGAGAGACCGGACGCCGCCGCGGCGAGGCCGCTTTCGCGGAAGGCGGGGTGTGGGACGCCGTCAAGGGTGGCTTCTCCAGCGCCGTGACCTGGATCAAGGACACGGCCGAGGCGGTCGCCGAGGTCGTGACTGACCCGGCCGGAGCAATCACGCGACTAGTCATCGACCCAGCCCGCCAGCTCCTGTCCCCCAAGGACGGCAGCTTCTGGGAGTCCGCGACGTTCGGGGTCCCGCCGCTGCTCTTCGACGGCATCAAGTCCGCATTCAAGAAGGGCGTCGAGGACGCGGGCCTGGGAGGCGGCGCGGGCCTGGTCGGCGCCGCCATGAAAGCGGTCCTCGCCGGCGTCCCCTACGTGTGGGGAGGCTCAGCGGTACCGCCTGGTCTGGACTGCTCGGGCCTCATCTATTGGGCCGCCCAGCAGCTCGGCCTTGGCTGGCCGCGCCTCACCGCAGCCGGATACCAATCCGGCTCGACCCCAATCCCCTGGGGTTCCGCGACACCCGGCGACCTCCTCTTCTGGGGATCACCGGCCTGGCACGTCGCCGTCTACGCCGGCGGCGGCCAGATGATCGAAGAACCGCGCCCCGGCCTGAGCGCACGCAAGACCGCGATCTGGGGCTCGCCCTCGGTCGGCAGGTACGGCGGTGCTCGCAAGTACGACCGGGGCGGCTGGCTCCCCCAGGGCGTGACCGCCGCCGTCAACCAGACCGGCGCACGAGAAGCGATCCTCACAGCCCGCCAGTGGGCAGACGTGTCCGCGCTCGCGGCAACCGGCGCGACCTCTGGCGTCTCGCTCGAGGGGGCGCAGGTCAACCTTGTGTTGGATGACGGGAGCGCTTTCCGTGCGCATGTGGAGACGGTCGCCGTGGGCGTGCTCGCGCGCCGCAAGCAGCTGGCAGGAAGGAGCAGATAATGACGAGGGTCAATCTCTGCGTGAATCCGTCTTTCGCGTATCTGCTGCGCGGCTGGTCGAAGATTCTGCCGGCCTCGATCAGGGTCGGCTCGGACCCCGCGCCGTGGGGCGGCCGCGCCCGCCAGTCCTCCCAGTACCTCGCGGTCGACATTCCGCCAGGCGCTGAGGGGCTTATCACAGCTCCCGACCGGGTCGCGGTTACTGGCGGTCAGGTGCTTGCGGTGAGCGCGCTCGTGCGCACGAGCGCGGGCCTGGCCGTCACGGTCACCCCCGAGTGGGTGATCGGCGGCCGCGCGACTGTCGAGCAGGTGCCCGCGCTGCTGGCATCCAGCGAGGAGGGGACCCGCCCGACGTGGGCGTTCACCGCCCCAACAGGAGCCACGGGCGTGCGCCTGCGCTTCGAGGCTCGCACGACATCCGCCACAGACCGGGGGTCCCTGCCGGGGTGGGTGTACCTCGACGACGTCATGATCACCACCGCCGTGAGCCTCCCGGACGCGCTCGCGGCCGCCGCGACGTTTTTCGACGGAGACACCCCACAGGAGCGGATCGGGTACTCGAGGCGCGCGCTCGTCCACCAGTGGGATGGCGCGCGCGGGTTGTCGGCGTCGCGTGAGGTGGAGGGGGAGCTGGACTTCTCCTCTGCGCCTGTCGCACTCGTTGAGGGGGGTCAGGCGGCGCGGGTCCAGGTGGTGATCCCCGCAGCATTGGTGCCTGCGGGCACGTCATGCCGCGTCGAGGGGCTCACCGACAAGGGGTTCACGTGGGCTCCGCGCGGCGGAGCGTGGGACAGTGACGGGACCCAGCGGGTGATTGGCGACCAGCTGGCGCCAATCAATACCTCGATACGGTACAGGTTGACGACCTCGGCGGGCGTCACTGCCGAGACTACCCCCGTCGTGCGCGAGTACCGGGGGCTGTCGCTGATGACCTCAGCGACGGGCGCGCTCCCTGTCGATCTGCTGTGGCAGGGCGCTGACCAGCGCGAACTGAAGCCGCGGCTGACGGAGCATGAGGTGCCGGGACGCGCGACCCCCCTGGTGGTGTATGCGCCCGCGATGGGCGAGGGCACGGTCTCACTCACGGCGCGCACGAATCTGCGAAACACGCCCGCGATGAGGCTCCTCTTAGGGAGGCCGACCCCGGTGGCCTTGTTTCATAATCCGGCGCACTGCGTGCAGTGCCGACTGGGGACATGCGATGTCGATCCTGTGACGGTCATGGCCGTGACCTCGGCGTCGATGGAGCGCGCACCTCGGCTCGACGTGGCCGAACGCACATGGACCCTCAAGGGCACGATCGTCGGGATCCCGCAGCCACACACCCCACTGGCGCTGTCGACGTGGAATAACTTCGACGCCCGCACGCTGACCTGGGCCGCGTTTGACGGGCGCCGGTGGAGCTGGGAGAAGCTCGACCGCACAATATGGCAGGAGGACGCATGACGGCGACCCCGAGCGCGGCCGACAGGATCCCCACCGATCTCCTCTCCTCTGCCTACACGGTGGAGGCCACCGTTGAGTCCTGGCTCGGCTCAGAGTATCTCGGGACGGTGCCCGTCGAGGACGGGTCCGTGTCCTGGGACGCGAGCCAGCAGGTCCAAGGATCCCTGTCCCTGTCGGTGCCCAGGGTGGGCGCGGCCGATGACGAGGACTGGAGGGACTGGGATCCCACCGACCCGACACATCCGCTCGCCTGCTTTGGGCAGGTGCTCCACGTGAGCCTGACAATCGGCTCCCTGATCAGCGGCGCGTGGTGGACGATCCCCCTCGGGCGCTTCCTGATCACCTCGGTGGAGCCAGGACCATCGACCGTGCGGGTCACGGGCAAGAGCCTGCTGCAGCGGCTGGAGGAGGATCGGCTCACCGAGCCAATGGCGCCCGACCCGGCGGGGTCGCTGGCATCGGAGCTGCGTCGCCTCGTCGGCTCCCGGATGGGCCTCATCATCGACCCAGCGCTGGGAGACAGGCCGTGCCCATCGATGACATGGGGAGAATTCAGGATAGATGCCGTCTACGAGATCGCGAAGGCCTGGCCCGCCGTCGTGCGCGAAGGCGGAGACGGCATCCTCTACCTGTCGCCGCCCACGCCCGACCCGACCTCGCGGCCGGAACTGCGCCTCTCGGACGGGGACGAGGGCACCGTGGTCGGGGTCGCGGCCTCGGTGAGCCGTGACAAAATCTACAACCGAGTAGTCGCGCGCGGCCAGGAGAGCTCGGACGAGGGGTCGCCCTCCTTCCAGGCGATCGCCGATCAGCTGACGGGGCCGATGCGGGTTGACGGCCCTTACGGGGTCGTCCCCCGGTTTTTCTCCTCGCCGCTCATCACGAGCGTCGCGCAGGCGAAAAGCACGGCGGAGGCCATGCTCGCCGACGCCGTCCGCAAGAAAGTCAAGGTGCCTGTCGAGCACGCGCCGGACCCGAGGATCCACCTGGATGCCCCTGTGGAGGTCGAGACGCGGCCGGTCGACGGGGCGACGGGGCGCACCATGTGGGGCATGGTCGCCGCCTACGAGGTGCCCCTGACATACCGGGGCACGCAGAAAACAGAGGTTGAGGTGGTCCAATGAGCAGGGTGATGGATCTGATCTCCACGGCGCCCGATGACCTGCCACCGCGCTATGGGTCGGACCGGTCGCCGACGGCGATCGCGCGCGTGGTCCGCCTCGTCGAGGGAGGCCGCTCCCTCGTCGTCAGCCTCTACGGCGGCCCGCCACTGCAGGTCTCGGCGACGGCCGTCGACTGGACGGGCGTCGAGACAGCGCACGTCCTCCTCGATCCCGATACCGGCCGCCCAGTCCACGCCCTCGGACCTGCGCCGACGCCCGAGCGGCAGCTCCCCGAGTGGACACCCACGCCCCCAGCTGCACCCGCACCGCGGGAAGCGGTCCTCACCCCCGAGTGGGTGGGCACATGGGACGGCACCTCCTGGACCCGGCGCGGGGAAGGCGGGGCCTGGCAAGGCACAAGCCCCGCCGGGCAAACCCTCCGGGGCCTGGCAGTCTTCGGTCGGCAGGCCGAAGCCCTCGGCCCCATCACCATCACCGCCGCAACGCTCACCCTCCGCCCCCACTCCACTGCAGCCCCGTGGTCTGCCCAGGTGGCGCCAGCCACCTACACCGAGGCAGGCCCCGCGCTCGCGGGGGCGACGGTGAGCGTACCGGTCCCACTCGCTTCGGGCAGGGTGGACATCGACGTCACGCGGCTCGCGGGGCAGCTTACGGCCCCGGGGGTGGGACTCGCGCTGGTCGGGCAGGCCTACGGCGGCGTGCGTGCGGGCGGGGACAGCCTCAGCATCCGACTCACCTACACACCTCGATAGGAACTCTCATGAGCTACATCGATCAGAGGGGGCACCGTGTGCCCTCGCCTACGGACCAGGCGCAGCGCGCGGACCTGACGGCCCTGTCGCTCTCGATCCCGTCCATCAGGACGGTGGTATCTGAGACTGCGGCGGCGCAGTACGTCGCCGCCCTGCAGAGCGCGGGCGTGCGCATGACTGAGATGGACCCAGCGTTCGTGTACCAGGCGGATACCGGGAACGTCCGCGCCTGGAACGGGCGGGAATGGACGGACGTCACGGGTAAAAACTACCCGTGGGAAACCCTACCGATGTCCCCCAACTGGGGGGTGGGCGGAGGACACACGCCGCGCATCTGCATGCGCGGAGGCGTCGTCTACATCTCAGGAGCTGTCGTAACAGCTGGAGGGGATCATGAGAACATCCTCACGGTCCCGCAGAAATTCCGGCCGTCGCGCGAGCAGTTCATCGGCGCGACGGTCACGGCGGGCGGGTCGGACTTCGACCCGACGTACGCGGAGCTACGGATCACATCCGCTGGTCAGCTCGCTATCAAAGACTACTCGACGATCCGCCAGGGACACGGGTGGATCATTCCGATCTCCGCGTCCTACGTCCCCTGGTGATCCGCCAGGGGACCCGCTGACAAGCCCTCGAGGACCAGCCTCGGGGGCTTTCCTGTACCAGCAAATGAGAGGAGAGAAATGGGGACATACACCCCAGCCCACTATTACGAGGGCCGAGAGAAAACCCTTCGCCTCATCGTGATCCACACGATGGAGGCGCCAGAGGGCCCGCAGACGGCGGAAAACATCGCCGCGTACTTTGCCTCCGGCGATGTGGTCGCGTCGGCGCATGCGTGCGTCGACCAGGACAGCGTCGTCGTGTGTCTGCCACCGACGGCGACAGCGTTCGCCGCGCCCGGCGCAAACGCCGACGGGTATCAGATCGAGCACGCCGGATACGCCAGCCAGGACGGCGCCGGGTGGGCAGACGAGGCATCCCAGTCGATGCTGCGGCTCTCGGCTGCTCACGCGCGCGCGATCGCGCTCGCGGCAGGCATCCCGCTGCGGCATCTGACCGACGACGAGCTGGCGGCGGGCGCCGCCGGATTCGTGGGACACGATCAGGTGTCCCGCGTCTACAAGCGCTCTGACCACTGGGATCCGGGGCAGTCGTTCCCCTGGTCCGAGTACATGGGCCTCGTCAACGGCGAGGCCGCCACCGAAGAAAACCCTATCGTCCCCGAGGAGGACACTATGCATTTCATCCGTTCCCGCCAGACTGACACGGTCTACGCGGTCACCCCGACAGATGTCGTCGCGATGACATCGGCGAAGGTGTGGGGCGATATGGTCAAGGCCTACGGCCTGACCAACTCGTACGAGGTCTCTCTTGACGACGGCGATATCGCCGGCATCATAGCTGACGCGGCCGCGCGCCGCGCGCGCCTGGTCGCCGAGGGCCGTCCGTGGGACGTCCCGGTCGACGTCGCCCT